TCACGGCCATCTTCTCGATGCAGGGCAACCTCATCTGCACGAAGACCCCGGCCCAGGGCTGCGTCTCCGGCGGCGCTCTCTGATCGCCGTAGGCTCTCACCCCATCCTCCACTAGGAGGTTTCTCATGTCCTTCGCAAAGACCTGATGATTTCCATAAGCCATGAGAATGTCTCCTTATAAGTGGAAAAGTGTGACTTACCCTTAGAGGGCGCCGCCGGAGACGCAGCCCTGAGCCGGGGTCTTCGTGCAGATGAGGTTGCCCTGCATCGAGAAGATCGCGGTCACGACGTCCTGATCGCCAACCCGCTCGGTGAACGGGGTGATCGACGGGGCCTCCATGAGCGGCATCTCGATGAAGTCGGTGTTGAGGATGTAGGTCGCGCCGTTCGCCGCCGGGGTAGCCACGAAGGTCGACGCCGAGCGATCAAGGTCGATGGAGCTGTACACCTTCGCCACGCCGAGGTCGAGGCCGAGCATGTTGCTCTTCTCGGTCTTGTCCTCAACCAGCGTCACGCGGACGAGGGAGAGGCGGGAGTCCTCGAAGTTGGTGTAGGTGTCGTCGTCCATGACCACGAGGTCCGGACCCTTGCCCATGCCGCCCGCGTAGTGGGCGCACTGGCGGTAGGTCTTCCGAAGGGTGGGAAGCCCGTCGGTGGCCCACGCGGTGATCGCTCCGTACTGATTGAAGTGCGAGTACGAGGTAGACTTGACCACGCTCTGCACGTTCTGGTTCTGCGTCGCAGGGGTCGCGAACTTGAGCAGACCGTTGGTAACGCCCGTGCCGGAACCGGCAGCGAACTCACCGTTGATGCTCAGGAAGCCGGCGAGATCGGCGGTCTGGAACACGAGGCCGCGGGACACGCCGGTGAGGAGGAAGGCGTTGAGGTCGGCCTTCGCACCCTCAAGGGTGGTCTGCGGGTACTCCTCGATGAGCCGGATCACGGCGAGCTTACCGCTGTTGAAGAGCAGCTCCTTCTTGGGGATGTTGATCGCGGCCACGATGCGGTGCGGCTCCACCTGAAACCGCTTGGTCTGCTGACGGCGGGTCATGTTGAGCAGCTCGTCGCCGACGAACACGCCAACGCCGCGGGCGGGGGCGCCACCGGCGAAGGAACGCTCGATGAGGCTGCCGCCCTCAGAGGGCATGCGGGCCTTGCTCATGAGCGCGTCAAGCAGCTCGTTGGAGCGAACGAAGGAGTTGATGAGCGGGCCGCGCAGGTCCGCGAAGGTGGTATTGAGGATTTCGGTAGAGATTGCCATTGTAGACTCCGTAGCCGGTAGGCAGACGCGCAAGCGACTCCGACCGGCGTGGTCGAAGGAACGGTTGAAGTTCTGGGGGCTGCGCCTGCCCACTCATCTTGGCTACGGACCCTTGCGGGCTACCCGAAACCCTCAGAGGGGTGCATTGCAAGAATACCGCAGCGGGTATTTTTGTGCAAGGCGTTGCCGAAGATTTATTTCGCGTTAGGGGAACGGGGTGAGCGGGTTTGCGCTAACGATCCGCACCCTTGTGGAGGCCGTGGCGCGCGAACTGCTCGCCCTTTCGGGACGCCTCACGCTTCTCCGCCGTGGCCTTGGCGAGCTTCGCCATGCCGCCCGGGGTGGAGCGGAGCTTCTCGATAGCGCGCTTGGGGGCGTAGACTTCGCCGGTGGCCTTCGGACCCTGCACGCTGGGCTTGCCGGAGGGCGTCGTCCACTCCTGCTTCGTCCAGCGCTTGAGGCTCTTCTGCGACTTTGACGGTCCGGAGCGGTAGCCGCCGCCGGCCTTCTTGTACTCCTGCGCGACCATCTGCGCCTTTCGGGCAGACCACTGGCCGGGCTTGCCGCCCTTGCCGCCCGCGAGGACGCGCTTCTTGATGCGCTCCCGCAGGCCGGGGTTGCTGTAGACCTGCTTCAACGCGGCGCGGCGATCCATCACTTCCCTCGCTTGTCGGCCGCCTCCATCTGGCGGACGACCTTGTTGGCCCACCCTCGCCCGGCGTCTCCGCCCCACAGGAGGCCGGCGACGTACCCCTTGTCTTCCTTGGGACTCTTGCCGGGGTCGAGCTGATAGTTGCTCGCGTGGCGGTCGAAGTACGCCTTCATCCGCTTCACGGTAGACGGGTCCATCTCGGAGCGGTTCTTGAGGTTCACGGCGCGCTGGACGCCGGAACCGATGCCCTGCGCCGCTGCCTGCTTCGGATCGAGGCCCGCCTTCTGGGACTTCGACTGCTGCCGACGAAGCATGAGACCGCGAACGGCTGACGCAGCTACGGACTGCGGCGGCCGGAACGAGATGTGGCCGTACTTTCCGTCAGCTGCCATAGCTCTTCTTCAGCTTGTTCATCACGAGCTGCTTGATGAAGTCGCGCTTCGTCGAGGCCGGGATGGCCTTGGCGGGCTTCATGTCGGGGCGGGTGGTGTTCTGCACGTCGGTTCCGATCATTTACTTGCCCATCTTGTTGAGGGTGCGCGCGAGCACGATCTGCTTCAGCAGCGTGCGCTTTGCGGAGGAGAGCGTCTTGTCGCCGGCGGCTTCCTTCCGGAGCTGGGATTCCTTGGCGGCGAGCTTTCCCTTCGGAATGTTCTCGCCTTCCTTGGCCCCCATCTTCTCGCGGAGAGCGCCCGGCTTCTTGATGGCGCCCTGAATCCATTTCTCCGCCATGTCGACCTCCGCGCCATACCATGTTAGCATAGCACTCGGAGCATTCTAACCGTGGGCGCACCAACGAGTCTACCCGGCGGCGCGAAAATCGTTCAGCTTCCGGGGCTTCATGCCAGAAAGGTAGAGGCACTGTTCTCCACCCCGTGGGCGTTCGTGTCGATGTGCCAGATCGTTCGAGAGGACGAGTCCATCGGGTATCTGGAGCCGACGAACATCCAGATGAAGTTCCTGCAGGCATGCGCGGATCATCGCTGGGTGCTGTGCGACAAGTTCCGGCAGGCGAAGATCACGACGCCGTCCGTCATGCTGCTTCTGCGCGACTGCATGTACCTCGAAGGCGTGAAGGGCGTCCTCATCGCCGAGCGCCAAGATACGGCGGAAGACATCTTCGAAAGAATACTTTTTGCCTACAAACATCTGCCGGATGATGTTAGAGTACCTGTAGAGTCGGGGCGTAAGCCCGGCACGACGCAGATTCACTTCATCCATGGCGGCGGCATCAAGGTGCTGACGGCTGGCGGGCGCTCGCCTGCGGTTGGCCGCTCCATCGACCGCCTGCTCATCACGGAGTTCGGTGAAGCGCAGTGGCAGCGCAAGGCCGCGGCGAACATCTTCCCGGCGGTCAACAAGCGTACGAACGCGCGCGTCATCCTTGAGTCTACGCCGGGCTCATCCGGCAGCCACCACGAGACGATGTGGCACAACGCGCTGGAGGGCAAGGGTCGCTTCCATCCCGTATTCTTGGAGTGGTGGCTGGACCCGAGCTGTCGCTCGGATCCGGCCGGCCTCAAGCCGACGGAGACCGAGCTGGAGTACATGAAGCGGCACCCGGGGATGGATCTCCACAACCTCGCGTTCCGCCGGCTGTCGCTCCAAACGGAAATGGGTAACGACGAGCGCCTGTTCACGTCGAAGTACCCGTCTGACCCGTACGATGGATGGCTGGGCAGCGGCGCGCCGGTGATGCCGGTCGACGTCCTGAAGGACTGCCTGCTCCACTCGGTCGTGCCTCCGGAGCCGATGGCGCGCGGTGCGAGCCTGCTGGAGAAGCCCGTGAAGGGTCGCGCCTACCTCGTCTGCGCAGACCCTGCAGGGTTCGGCTCGACGGGCGACAACAGCGCCGTGACGGTGTGGGATGCCATCGAGCGCCGCGAGGTCGCCGTGTGGGAAGGCCGCGAGGATCCGGGTCGCTTCGCGGAGCGCCTACTGAACCTCCAGCGGTACTACAACCACGCCCTGCTGGCGGTCGAGTCGAACGCCGCGGCGTGTATCGCCATGCTCAAGGACAAGGGTGCGCGGAACCTGCTCTGGACGGACCGCAATCATCCGGGCTGGTACGCCACCGAGAAGCGCGTGCAGGAAGGCGAGGCGCGCCTCGTCCGCATGCTGCGAGAGCATGATCTGACCATCCGCTCAAAGCCACTGCTGCATCAGCTGTTGAACTACGACGGCAACCGCACGAAGCGCTCCGCGAACAATGACGGAACGACCCACCACTTCGACTTGGCGCGCACCGCGGTCATGGCGGCCGACATCTTGAGCCGCCGCCGATTCACCTCGGATGAAGCGCCCATGGTACAAACGCAGGATTTTGGGCCCTCGGACGGGCCCCGCGTTACGATTGCCGACCTTGACCGCTTCAAGCATCATGAACGCGCAGCTTCGCGCAACCCCTTCAAGCCGATCGCTCGGGAGTGGACCTGATGAACCTCGCCAGCCTCATTGACCGCCACCGTCGTTACTACGAGCGCACGGAGAAGAAGAACTTCGACAAGGCGCGGCGGTATTACCGCGGCGAGTTCTACAGCTCGCGGAACGATCTGAACATCTCGGATGGCGCCATCCCGTCGTTCCTGTGCTCGAAGAACATGATCTACGCCATCGCCGACACGGCGGTGTCGGCGCTGCTCGGGCCGAACCCGAAGGTCGCCGCGAATCCGCGCAACCGGCAGAGCCAAGAGGCCATCCCGCTCGTCAACGGGCTGATGGAGTACGTGTTCGACGCCAACAAGATGCGCCGCCGCGCAGCCACGGCGCTCATCGACGCCGTCCTCTGCAAGCGCGGCATCTTCAAGACGGGCTGGAACGTGGTCGAGGACCGGCCGCTGGTGCGCGTGCTGGAGCCGGGCGCGGTGTTCTTCGATCAGACGGTGCGTGACCCCGACGACATCCGGTACTGGATCGAGGCGGCCGTCATCCCGTACAGCGAGTTCCAGCGTCGCGTGAAGAGCGGTGCGTACCGGAGCCCGAAGCTCGCCGACGTGACGCCGGACCGCTACCCGAAGTGGATCAGCGACACCTACAAGACCAGCGACGTGTCGCAGCTCCGCGACGCGTTCGAGTGGGTCACGGTCTGGGAGTACTACGACCGCGAGACCAACAAGGTCATCCATTACGTGCGGCAGGCCGATGCCGTCGTGTTCGAGCAGGAGCTGGACTACATCCCCTACTCGATGTTCTCGCTGAACCAGAGCGCGGTGGACTGCCTCGGTCTCTCCGAGGTGCAGCTGGTGCTCAATCAGCAGGAGACGATCAACGACCTGCTCACGCACATGAAGCAGATCGTTTACCTCATGATTCCTCGCATTTTGTTCAATAGCGAGTTGATCACCGAGGAAGATCTGAATAAGGCTGTTGAAGCCGCGACCGGTTCGTTCGTGCCGATTAGCCCGACGAACGCGGAGGGCCTTCGCACGCTCTCGACGCTGTTCTACGAGATGCCGATTCCGCAGGTGCCGGTCGGGGTCGAGAACTTCATCGCGCGGCAGGAGGGCGACGCGGCGTTCATCTCGGCGCTGGCCGAGGCGGCGCGCGGTCAGGTCGCCGGCGCTCGCACGGCGACGGAGATGGCGATCATCGACGCGCAGATGCGGACCCGCCTTGCGACGCGCGAGGGGCACATCAACGGCGCGCTGGAAGATGTCGCCGAGAAGTGTTTCTACCTGTCGAAGAAGTACATGAAGGAGCCGAAGCTCGTTCAGGTGTCGGGCCACGAGGGCTGGAGCGAGGTGTCGCTCGCCGACATCCGCGACGTCGACATGAACTTCTCGATGGTGTCCTACAACCCCATCCGCCAGAACCCCTCGGTCCTCTCCGAGACGCTGCTCAAGCTGTTCCCCATCCTCGCGCAGGACGCGAACATCGACAAGCGCGTCCTTCTGGAGGAGCTGGTCACTGGCGTCGGTCTCTCCACGAAGCTCCTCATCCCGCGGGAAGAGGTCGCCGCGCAGGAGGAGATGGCGCAGCAGATGATGATGCAGCAGATGATGGGCGCCATGGGCGGCGCGCCGGGCGGCGCTCCCCCGCTGCCCCCGGGCGGCGCCCCCGAGGAGGTCCCCTCCACCGAGACCACCGATGCCGGCACCCAGTTCCCTGCGCAGGAAGCCATGGAAGCGCAGGGCCCCACTCCCGTCCCCCTCGCGTAGAGAAAATCATGCCGATTCACGACATTCGCTGCTTTGACTGTGATACAATCTTCGGAGACGAGTTCGTTGTAGTGGGGCACCTTCCCAAGTGCGCCCTCTGCGGTGGCGCGACCAAGATTGACTGGAGCCACGGGCAGGGGCCTGCGGTGCGCGGGCACGGCTACGGGAGCTTCACGCCAATCGACATGGGCGTGCTCGGCAAGGCCGAGACGAAGGAAGACTACGACCGCGCCGTGTCGGTCATCCAGCAGCGCTTCCCCGGTCACCGGGTCGAGCTGGAGAGCGAGTCGAAGGCGAAGAAGCAGGAGCGCGTGGACGCGGTCCGCCAGCGCTCCTACGAGGTGAAGAAGCGCAACGGCGTCACCGAGAAGGAGCTTCGTCAGCGCTCCGCCGAGACGAAGGCCGAGAAGGCCGGCAAGGCGACGAAGATCATGTCGAAGGCGGCGTCGTGAGGGTCGACGTGGAGACGGCTCGTCGCCGGGCGTCTGCTCGGCAGCGGGACGTGCGGGTCGTCGGCGCGTTCAACACGCAGGACATGTCCACGCTGGAGGATCGGCTGACGGGCGAGCGCCGTCGCGTTCCGAACAAGTGGATCCTCATGGCGGGGTCCCCCGTCGTCGCCTTTGAGATGGTGCCCGCCGGTCCCGGCTTCGAGGACGAGGCGCCGATTCCGGATGAAGAGTAGCGAACCGGGTCGCGCTCTTTCTCTACCTTCCCGGTTTATCCAAACCACGTTAGGAGAACTCCAATGGCCGAGATGATGAACAAGATGCCCGCCGGCGCCGCTCCCCCTGCCGGTGGAGTCGTGCCGCGACGCGACATCAAGCCCCTCACCGACGAGATCATGGCGCTCCTCGGTGAGGGCGCTGGTGCGGGCGCCGCTGCGGGCGGCATGGCTGGCGAGATGGCCGGCGCCGAGATGGGTGGCATGGCCGGCGCTGAGGCCGGGATGGCGGCTGGCGCCGAGGCCGGCATGGCCGCGGGCGAGATGGGCGCGGACGTGGCGGTGATCGCCGACGCGCTCGGCGTGTCGATGGAGAAGGCGCAGGCCCTCTACGATGCCGCCATGGCGATGCCGAAGCTCGCGGGCAAGAGCCCGGCCGAGGTGGCCTCGATGCTTGAGAAGGACATGAACCTTCGCATGCAGCTGGAGAAGAACATGGGCGCGGGCGAGGACAAGATGGCCCGTACGGTCATGGCGGAGGAGGGCATGAAGGCCCCGCCGCCGATGGAGCCGACGCCCGGCCCGATGAAGAAGTAGCTCAGGAGGACCGATGTTTGATTCCGAGAACGAGACCGACGACACCACGACCACCGAAACCACGGAGACCGATGGTTCGGAGGTCGAGGCATCTGCGCCGGTCGAAGACGCTCCGTCCGTCTTCGACTGGAACGGTGAGCTGGACGCCCTGTCGAAGGCAGACTGGTTCAGTCGCGTCGACGAGCCTACCCGCAACACGCTCGTTCGCGGATTCGAATCGAAGTACCGCAACTTCGAGCGCGGCTTCACCAAGGCGTTCCAAGACACTGCGTCTCGGCGCAAGGAACTGGAGCGCCGCGAAGCGAAGCTGCGCGACGATGAGCAGCGCATCCAGCGCTGGCTGACCGGCGATGCCGATCCGATGGCGGAGAAGCAGGCCGAGATCGACCGGCTCAAGGCTGCGCACGATGCGGCCCTCGCGACCTTGCGGGACGAGTACGAGCAGTCGGTTCGCAAGGCCGCCGAGGAGTGGACGGGGAAGTACGGCGCCGCCGAGCGGGAGCGCGATGAGCTGCGCCAGCGGCTGGAGTCGTTCGAGTACGAGGCCAAGGCTGCCGAGGAGCGGCAGGTCGAGCAGGCGGTGACCGAGGTCGAGGACTGGATGAAGTCCGAGGCGTCGGACATCTACGACAACGACGAGGCGTTCTACGCCTTCTGCGTGCTCTGCACTGGTGGTCTGGACCCCGAGGATGCCGTGACCATGGTGCGCGCCAAGTACGGCGCTCCGCCGCCCCCGGAGCCGGAGCCCGTGCCCGAGGCGATGAACCTGATGAACCTCGGTCCGAATCGTGCTGGCAGCACCGCGCAGACGGAGAATCGCTCCTACAAGGAGATCATGGACGCCATGCGCCGGATGGCGCAGGACGACGAGGCGCAGTTCTATAACCCGCGCCGTTGACAGTCGATTCTACCCATGGTACAATCGAGCTGCCCCGAGGTGTGTAAGGGCCATACCCGGGGCGGGGTAAGAGAGTAAGGGACTCCGCCGGGAGAGGGCGACTTCTCCCGGCGGTTTCCGTTTACGGAAAGCGCCTTCGAGGCGGGGTCCCCCGAAGGCGCGAGCGCGGCCATACCCCGCGGCGCTGAATCTGTAGCCGAGGCTACTTATTTCCGATGCGGACGTTCACCCTCACGACGGGCTTCTGGATGAGCTTGGAGAGGTCCGGCTTGTTCTTGACCGGAACGCCGTTCATCTCCTTCTGCGCGTCGAGGGTGTCCTTCTTCAGGCGGCTGAGGATGTCGTAGTAGTCGCTCATTTGTACCCCGCTTTCTTCATCGTCAGTACTTCATCGGCTTGGGCTTCATGAACGCCGGCGGACCCTTCTTCGCCTTCGGCATCGGCTCTTCCTCGGTCGACTCGTCTTCCTCGACCTCGTCGCCGATGACCTCCTTGATGACCTTCGCCTGCTCGCCGTGCATCACGGACGACTTCTCCAGCTGGGTCGCGATCTCACGCAGCTTGGCCGCTGCGTCGCGGAAGTCCATCTTGCCGAGGCTCGCCTTCTCGCCTTCCGACTCCTCGCCCTCTTCCTCCTCCGACTCGTACTCCATGGGGCCCATCGCCATCTCGGCGTCCGCCATGGGATCGAAGTAGCCGCCACCGCCGGCCTTCTTCTTCGCAAGGATGAGAATCGTCGCAGGACCGTGCATCATCGCCTCTTTTGGTGTATGCTACCATCGCCATGAAGTGTATGCAATCAAGCTACACTGGAAACTTGGAGGTAGGTCATGGCTGCATATGGATGGATCACTCGGAAGTTCATTCGGTACGGTGAGGTCATCACCGAGCATCTCGCGTCGAACGCCATCACGTCGGCGAAGATCGCCAGCGGTGCGGTCCTCAGCGCCAACATCGACGAGAACGTCGTCCAGTACGCGACGGTGACGATTCCGTCGGCTGCCGTTCTCACGCTCAACACCGCCCCGGTGCTGCTCGTGGCTGGGCAGGCTGGCAAGACCATCACGTTCGTCGGCGCCACGCTGATGCTCGACTACGGTGGCGTCCAGTACGCGACGAACGGGGTCATCAACGTCATCGAGGAGACGAGCGCTACCGTGCTCTCGACCAACGTGGCGAACACGTTCCTCTTCGCCAACGCCGACCGGGTGTCGACCTGCAAGGCCATCACGACCGACGTGGTGCTCACTCCCGGCAAGGGCATCCAGCTCTTCGTGCAGACGGGCAACCCGACCGCCGGAACCGGCGTCGTGCGGGTGAAGGTCGCCTACCGCGTCCACGCCACCGGCTTCTAATCGGTGGTCCGCAGCCCGGAGCGCCGGTGAAATGGCGCTCCGGGCTTCTTCGTTTCAGCTGTTCGCCCACTTGACCGGAACGACGTGGCCGGGACCCCATGGCGTGTCCTGTACCGCGATGCGGCGGCCGCTCTTGTCGCTGCCGGGAAACGCGTCGAGGCCCTGCAGGCGCTTCTCCGGGCACCAATAGAAGTAGATCGGCGTTCCGTCGACCATTCCCCAGTACCGGAACCACCCGTTCTGGCTGTAATAGTCGTGCAGAACCGCCTCGGGGACCGGGATCTTGTCGTTCGGGGTGCATTTCGTCCAGCCGGGAGGCGTGTCGAGCACGTCGGCCGCCGGATCAGGCGCCAAAATCGGGTCTTCGGGGCCGGAATCCGCCGTTTTCGCCGCATTTTCGGCCTTTTCGACACCCATTTTGCCGTTGTGCGCGCGTTCCAGCGCATCGAGACCCCGGATCAGCGCCATCCGCCCCACGATTTTCACGTCAGAGACGACTCCAAGCTCCTTGACATGCGGCAGCGCCGCGATAACGGGAACCAAATCCCGCAGGCGCTTGAACAAATCTGGTTCAAGGGTCAGGGTGAGTGCGTCCTTAGAGGTCGAGACCTCGACGCTACCGCCCGCCGCCTCGATCTGGATGCGTCCCGCCTCGATTCGCTCGACGAGCGTGTCGTTTCGGGTCCAGCGACCGGCCAGTTCGAGCGGCGCGTAGCGCGTCAGCGTGGCGATCTGCGTGGTGTCGGCCGCTTCGACGTCCTGCTCGGGCATCACTCTGGGCTGCACCCTCGCAGACGGGGTGGGGGCCGCGCCAGCGGCCTCCACCCAGCCTAAGAGGGTGCGGTATCCCGTGGCGCCGACGCCCGGAATCGGCGTGGACTCGCCTTCGTTTCGCGCGAAGAAGTCGAGGATGTCCCGGTCAGACGTGAAGCCGGCGTTCGTGAGGGCGTTGCGGAGCCGCAGTGGCAGCGGCAGGTCTTGAATCGGTGTCATTGAACCTCCGTGGTGAAACTAACCGGGCGGCGGGGCGGAGGCAAATACCGCAGCGGTATGGTGTTTTAGATTTTTGCACGCGTAGGACGGGCGCGCTTCGCAATGGGTCCCATGTTGTCATCCGGCGGGTGTATGGGGTGTCGTCGTCATCGTAGTGTCGGCGTTGTCGTCCCTACAGCGTTGCACTCCGTTGCCCATGCGACGGACGCCGGCGGCAGCCCCGCCGCCCTACCGCCGGCGGGGGCGGGCGGGCGACCGTCCGGCCGGGACGCCGGCGGCGGGGCGGCGCGTCGGGGCGTCGGCGGGGCGGAGCGCCGGGGCGGCGCGGCCGCGGGGCGGAGCGCCGGCGGCGGGGTGGACCGGCGGCGCCGCGGCCGGGCTCGCGGTTCGCTCGCGCGGCGAGCCGCGCTACTCGCCGCGAGCACGCGGGGGCGCCGGCGCCGGGCGAACCCTTGACGCGTCAGGCGGGGCGGCGGAGCCGATCGCGCGTAGCCGCTCTGGGAAGCGTTGTAGGGCGATTGAACCGCAGGGGTATACCTGCCCCTTGCCTACCCCGTCGCTTTGCCTTGCACGCGTTATCGCAGGTTTGAGGCCGACTATTCGGGAGCATTCTGACTCGGCAGTCGGTTTCAAGCGCGCGCCGCACCGCGCCGGGCCGCTTGTCAAAGACTTGTCAAGGAAGTGTCAAGCGGCGCGCCGCGGCTCCCGCGCCGGCATACCGGAGCGGTGTCGGGGTCGAATCCCCCGGCGCTCACCCCGCCCCGGTCGCCATCGCACGGGGCCTCACACTCGGAGTCTACCGTGTACCTCGCCCACCCCGACGATATCGCCCTTTACCGTCTGATCACCCTGCGCGCGGCGCTTCGCCTCGAATGCGCGGGGATGCGCGCCGGCAAGATCAACGCCTACGCGATCGTCAAGCGGGAACTCGGCTTCAAGGGCAACCGCGCCCGGGTTCTCGAACAGCTGGACGCCTACGTCGACCGCTACAAGGCGGAGCGCGACGCGGCGACGGGCTGCGAGCTTCCCCCCGCGGTGATCGACGTCGCCCGCGCCCGGTAGTCACCCGGCGCCCCCTCCTCGCGAGGGGGTGCCGCCCCGTAGCTCCGCTTCCCCGGCGCTACCGGGCGGCATCCCGCCGCCTCACACGAAGGAGTCAACCATGCCCACCGATCTCGACACCCTCCGCGCCGCCGCCGAAGCCGCCGCCGACGCCGCCGCCATCGCTCACGCGGACGCCTACGCCGCCCGCGTTGCCGCCGCCGACGCCTACGACGCCTACTACGCCGCCGCCCTCGCTGACGCACACGCCTCCCGCGTTGCCGCCGCCCTCGCCGCCGCCCGGTAGCCCGCTCCGCACCCCCTCCTCGCGAGGGGGTGCCGCTCCCGCTTCCCGGATCCCGGGACGCGCGAGCGGCATCCCGCCGCTTCACACGAAGGAGAGTCAATCATGGCAAAGTATCTGAATCGGGGGTTCGAAGCGCTCGCCCTCGCCCTCGTCTACTCCGCGGGCGCATGGGCGTTCCTGTACCTGACGGTGATCGCATGATCGCCCGGCCGCTTCGGATCGATGCCGGGCGCGCCGGCAAGCGCTCCGCGGTCGCCGCCGCATGGCGGCGGCTGGAAACGCTCCGCGCCCGGGGCTTCGCGCCCGACGGGGCGGGCGGCTGGACCTACTGCAGCGCGGACGACTGGATCCGCGCGAGCGCCGGCTACGGTCATGCGTGGGGCGCCGACGGCCCCGTGCCTGCGGAAGTCGCAGCGCGGCTCACCCGGTACGTCTCCGACGGCGTCGGAGGTGCGCGGTGAGCCCGCGGATCCCGGCGGCGTGGATCGCCATCGTGCGCGACGGCGGGGGGCTTCCGCAGTATTCGTCAATCGGCGGGTATATCGTGCTCTACGTGGACGATTGCACGGGCGACGCGCTTTGCGCCGCGTGCGCGACGCGCGTCGTCCGGGACGGCGGCCCGGAAGCCGATCGCCTGATCCACGGCCCCTTTCACGAGGGACCGTCGGAATGGTGCGCCGAGTGCAACCGGGAGCTGGAGTCGGACTACGGCGATCCATTCGCGCACGACGAAGACGATCTCTACTACGACGGCGACGCGTAGCCCGCCAGCCCCGGCATCCTGACGGCCCGCCCGGTACCCCCGCGGCGGGCCGTTCTACGTTCGACCCCCGTAGGCGCGCGCTACGGCCCCGCCACGCCACGCGGGCCGGCGCCCCTACCCCTACCCCTACCCCGCGGGCCCGCGGGCCTGCAGGCCCCGCTGCGCACGCCCGGGCGGGCCGCCGGCGGAGCCCCGGCTCCGACCGTCCGGCGGCGGGCATCGTTGCGGCTACCGTCCGGCGGCCGGCGGGCGGAGCCCCGGGGCACGCGTCCGGCGGGCGTCCGGCGGGCCGGCGGAGCGCTTCGCCCGGGCGTCCGGCGGACGGGCCGGCGGCGGACCGGCGCGCCCGGGCGCCGGCGGACCGGCGGATCGCGGCGCCGGCGGACCGGAGCGCCGGCGGATCCGATCCGCGCTTGCGCGCCGAACCGTGCCGGTATAGGTGAACCGGACCGGTAAACCCTCACACCCTACCGGCGGAGTCAACGTGCACAAGTATTCCACCCCGATCGCGTCCCTCCCTTCCGGGTTCGTCCTCTACCGTGGCCCGTCCCGGTTTACCGGCGCGCCGGTCGCGGTCGTCGCGACCGGAATCAAGCGCCGATCGGGCAACGTAAAGACGGGCTATCTGGTACAGACGTGGATCCTCCCGATCGGCCCCGACGGCGCCGCGATCCTCCCGCACGTAGCCGTCCCGACCGGCGCCGCGGTCGCGGTGTGCGGGCGGTGTCCTCTTCTCGGAAACGGGTGCTACGTGCGGCTCGACACGGCGCCGCGCTCCGTCGCGGACGCATTCAACCGCGGCGCCTACCCGGACGCGACGCCGGCCGCGGTGGCCGCGATCGTGGCGGAACATGTTCGCGCGGGTCGGATCGACGGCTTCCGGATCGGATCGTGGGGAGACCCGGCGGCCGTCCCGGCGGACGTATGGCGCGCGATCGTGGACACGGTCCGGATCGCTGGCGGAGTAACCCCTGGCTATACGCACGCGTGGTCCGGCCGCTACGCGACGCGCCCGGAAGCGGTCGCGACGGCTGACAACTACGGGTTCCTGATGGCGAGCGCGCACGGAGCCGCGGACCGGATCCGGGCGCGCGCCGCCGGCTTCCGGGCGTTCACCCTACTGGCGAAGGAAGAGCGTATCGAGGGTGCGTTTCAATGCCCGGCGACGGTGAGCACGGGCTACCGTAAGACGTGCGCGGAGTGTGGCGCATGCGACGGGAAGCGCGACGCCGACGATCGGCGCGCCGACCCGCTGATCGTCGTCCACGGAGCCGCGGTGCGCCGCGCCGCCGCAACGATCGCGTAAGCTCCCCGGCGCCCGGCGCCCGGCGGCCGTCTACCCTCACGGGTAGGCGGCCGTTCGCGTTTAGGGCTACCGGCAAGCGCTACAAGCCGCTTCGGCGACCGGGGTAGGGGTGAGGGTGCACCCCCCTACCCCGCGTTGCCTGTAGCGCTTCTCAGTGCGGCTTCCGGCGGTCCTCCCTCCGGCGACCCTCCGGCG